CGTGGTCCGTGTTCCTTGATATATTCATATGTCTTCTTAATACCTTCCTTCGTATTAGTCATTGTCTTATAACCAAGTAGCTTTCTTGCTTTATCAGAGGAGCACGTTGCATGTTTAACTTCTTGTGGTCTATCAGGTACATAAACAAAGTCTCCATTGAAACCAGTAAGATTGGCACACGTCTCAGCAACCTCTTTGATAGTTACGAATTCTTCGTCAGGACCGATGTTAATTACTTGGCCCACGACACACGGGTCTTCGATCATTTTAATTAATGAGCTTAAACAGTCATCTACGTAGGAGAAACATCTAGTCTGCATACCATCTCCATAAATAATTGGAGGTTTACCCTGTAACATTCTATTAATAAAAATAGATACAGCGTTTCTAAATGGGTCATCATATTTTTGTTTAGGTCCAATAATGTTATGTGGAACTGCAATAACTAGTTCAACACCATGAACTTTACATAATGTTTTTAATATTTCTTCTCCTGCAACTTTAGATATACCGTAAGGATCAACTGGTTTAGTTGGCATATCTTCTGTGAATGGACTTTGTTGATCTCCGTATCTTGCCATTGAAGAACAATAGATAATTCTTTTAACACCATTTTGAATAGCTGCTGTTGCAACACCTACCGTTGCCATAATATTATTTTGTGTAATTGTATAAGGTGAAAATACAGACAGCCCTTCGTGAGCTGTTGCTGCACAATGAAACAATACATCAATGCCTTGTGTAATTTTAAGCATTGATTTAAAATCTGCACAATCTAATTTATAAAAATTATTTAAAAAAGGAATATTATCTTTATCTCCTCCTAATAAATTATCTACACCTATAACTTCGTATTTTCTATTAAGAAGTTCTTCGCAAATGTGTGAGCCTAGAAATCCTGCAGCTCCTGTGACTAAAATAGTTTTAGCCATTTTTTAATTTCTTTTTTAAAAGTTTAATTTGTTTTTGTAAATTAAATATTATTTTATCAAGGTCATTAGGACCTTTATCTTTAAAGTTCATTATTCAATTATTTTCTTTTCTCTTTTAATATGTCCTAGAACTGTTCCTTTATGAGAACCTTCTTTAATAGTATAGCCAGAAGTTCCATTACCATTGATCTCAACTTCTTTTCTACTCTTCATTAATATATTATTTTTATTTTCTATATTTTTATTAAAAAAGTTTTTAGCTATTAGATCTTTTAATCTGTCTATCATATTAAAATGATTTTTCTATTTTTAATAATGTTATGCTATCTATATATGGAGTATTTACATTATTGCACGAAGAAAGCAATAACAACATAACTAGGTATTTCACTACCCGTTTTCTTGTTCTTTTGATTGTGGTTTATTAGCCATAGTGCGTGCAACTGATTCCGCGCTGCGCCCCACGACATACCCCCCAAGGCCAATTTGAAGAAGTGTCCAAACATCACCTGGAAGATCTATAGTTATAGAAGCTTTAAAAAAGAATAAGATTACTGGTCCTAATACATAATTCCATATTAATATAAAAATTAATACGTACATTAGTAATGGTCTCCAGCTTGATGCAAACCATCCAGCTTTAGCTTCTGCTTCTACAATTCTAGCAGCCGCTTGAAGTTCTTGTGTATTAGATTGTAGTAACTGTGTTTGTAATTCTGCTTTTAACTTTGCTTGTAAATCTTTATCTGGAACTGATTTCTCAATTGTATTAAAAAGTATTTTAGCTAATGGAGCAATTGCACTTAACATTGGTAACATAATTATAATTTTTTTAAATTTTTATCTACTGGTGGTATTTGTGGCATAGGTCCTTTTAAAGGAGGTGGTCCAAATCTTTTACCTAGAGTTAATTTTTTTCTCATCGTTTATTTTGTTTTTCTCTAGCCAATTGAATTTTTTGTTTAGCAATATTTAATCTATCATTAGATTGTCTATCTTTAATTTCAAGTTCTTGTTGAGTCATTAAAGTATCTACTTTAAACTGAGAAGCATTTAAAGCATTGTCTGTAGCAATATTAGTTTGTTTAATTTGTAAATCCATAGCTCTAAGATCTAACTCTCTTTGTTTAAGAGCAACTAATGGATCTACTTTCTGTTCACCACTAGCCTCTGCAGCTTGTAACTGTGCAGTAAGTTCTACAGTTCGTTGAGCAATCGCTCCGTTCATTTTAACCGTAAACATTTGTGGATTTGTTTTTGAAAGCATTATATCTTCTGGGTTCATAGCCATAGCCTCTACAACTTCTTGTGAAGATTTTTGTGAAATGTGTTCTGAGATATGTCCCTGTAACAGTGCATATACCGCAGGATTAATTTGTACCATTCTTGTTTTAATAAATAAGGAGTGTGCTGTTATATGTGCATCATGCTCTTGTGTAGGAAATGCTTTTGGCATTTTCATCTGTAGTGCTTCCATATTTTCAATAGCTGGATCTTTTGGAAACTTAGGTTCCTCTGGCTTTAATAATTCTTCTATGTTTTGAGTTCCTAGCGCAGTATAAATTCTTCTGTAAGCTTCTCTAATATCATGTATCTCTGGTGCTGACATTGCAATCTTTAATGTCTCATTAGCAAGAGTTACTCGTTGTGCTAAAGAAAATACATTTGGATCTGCAACTGGAATAACATCTACTCTGTCATCAAAGTCTGTAACTTTTATAAAACGATCTCCACCATATACTGCATATGGATATACAGGAGGTAAGTACGTTGCAAATATTTTATGTAACAATCTAAATTCAGTTCTCATAGAATAATAACATCGTTTATGAATAGCCGACATTACTCTTGAGCCTCTTTCTAATAATGCAATAGTAGTTCCAACTGCTGCTTGTTGGTTACCATCACCAACTTGTATATCTGCAATAGACGCAAAACGTTGTCCTGCTTCTACACAATAACCCATTAATTGATAAAGGACTGTACTTGGCTCTTTAAATGGAAGTAATTGAAATTGATCTTTAATATTTCCACCCGGTGCATCTACATCTCTAAACTCACCTGGTTGAAAGGGTTGATCATCATCTCTAATTCTTAAACCTCTTGCTTTAAATCCCGCTGGTAAATTAGCTAATGTACCTGCATCTAATAATTGTCTCAACGCTTGAGTAGCAGATCTAGATAATCCACCAATCATATGTATTAAACCAAATCCATAGAATCCTAAACCTGGTAAGAATTTAAAATGTACAAAGTAATCTTTTCTAATTTTTAATGGATCCTTCTCATCATAGTTTCTGTATATAGATAAAACTTTTTGTGAACCTTCATCAATAGTTACAATGTAAGGGATTTTAATATTTTTACTTTTATCATTAGATGTCTTTTCAAATTCTTCTAAATCTAAATCAACATGCATTTCTAAAATATTAAATTGATAATCTATATTGTTTCCTGGTGAGCTAGTTCCTTCTAATTCGTTATATTTCTTTTTAATATCACTCTCATTAGGATTTGTTTCTTGTAATTCTATATCTCTATAGAAACCTGCTTCTTGTTTCTTACGAATGTCATTCTCTGACATTTTAATCATGTGAGTAATTCTTTCACACTCTTTTAAATCAGTTGCGTAGTATGGAACCACTAAGTCTTCTGCTGGTACAAATTTAGATACTGCACGGCCCATCATCTCATCATAGTAAATTTTTTTAAATGCAGAACCTGCAAGTGGTAAATAAAATAATAATTGATCAAACTCTGGTGTGTACTCTTCCATTTTATCCATTAACATATAGTTCATGAAGTCTTCTACACGTTTTGCTTGATTCTCAATTTCTTGATTGTCCTCTCCTATAACCTGTGTTCTAACGGGTCCTTGTGCTGGTAATAATTCTTTATAAGCTTGTGATTGAAATTGTGTAACCGCTTCTGCAAGTAATGGATGAGTTACTCCTGATGCCCCCTGAAAAGGTCTTGTTTGATCTCTGTATCTAAATCCTAATAAATCTAAACCACTAACATAACCCTGTTCCCAGTCTTGTCTAGATTCTTTATCTCTTTTGTAATCGCTTATTAATGTATAGGCAATCTTACCCAACATTCTATCATCCATATCTTCTGCAAGATTAGTGTAGAAATCTTCTTCAGGTTGTTCCTCAATTAAAGGTTCTTGTCCTTCTATTTGAACATCAACAGGTTCTGCAGGTACAGACATATCTGTTTGTACAATAGATGGATCTATTTCTCCTATTGGATTGTTATCTTCAATTGCCATATTAATATAATTTAGTTGGCTTACTTCTTGCTAACTTATTACCCCTAGCTAACACAGATCCACCTTTTTGCAAAGCAAAAAATCTTGGTGAAGATCCTCCTTTTGCAGATGCATCTGAAAATTTTGTAGCTCTCGGGTCATCAATGTTTACTTGTCTAGGTGATTTATTTAAATCTGTACCTATTGGTGTCTTAGCTGTTCTACCTCTAAATCCATCAAGTAGTCTTCTATATATAGAATTCATTTTTAAAGCCATGCTATAACCTAATACATCTTAGTGACTTTTCTTCTGTCACCCATTACTTTGCCACAACCCTTAGCAATAAACCCACCACGCTTAACTTCTACGCCGTAGGTTCTTTCTTTAAAATTTTCAAATTGTTTTCTTTCAATTTCTTTTTCTCTATCTTTATAAAAATTTTCTTCATCTTCTTGATAAAATTTTTTTTCAGTTTTAAAAGCTTTATAGTCTTTAACTTTTTGTTTAAGTTCTTTTAACTTATCCATTAGTATAGCTTAGTTGCTTTATTTTTACCAAGTTTAGTTTTAACCATAACAGATCCACCCTTTTGTTTATATTCTACTAACATAGAATCATCAGGTGACATTATACTTTCATCAAGTTGTCTTGTAGTTCCAGTACCATACATTGTCTCTGCAGTTACAGGACGTTTATCTGGTTGATCATAAAAACCTGGTTTAAATTCATTTCTTGAAAGATATGGATCAGTAGCTTCTGCTCCAAGTTCCTCTAATGCAGGTGTAGGTGTACGTACTGGTTTCTTTGGTTTTAATGATTCCCTTATCTCATAACCCTTAGGTCTCTGTCTTTGTTCTGTATTTTTTTTATTTTTATCAGCCATTAAAATATACCTTTGAACTTTGTGCCTTTAATCGCTATACCCTGGCCACGGACCATACCGCCTTTGTTCATCATTTTTTTCTTCATGTCAGAATCTTTCATCATTTTTCCGCCTGGCATTTTATGAGTGTTTATCTTGCCCCCTTTTTTTCTTCCTACTGCTTCACCTACTGCACCTTGAGCACCTTCTAATCCTTCTGCTCCTTGCATAGGTCTTCTGTAAAGTTCTTTCAGTTCTTCCATTTCTGGGCTAGGCATTTTTTCTCTTCTAGGTTCTTCCATTGCATCTTCTGCGTAAGGTCCTCTTTCAGATCTATATTTTGGTTGAGCTTGATATTCTTGCATTCTTTTTCTATAGAAATCTTTTTGCTCTTGGTCCATTCTCTCACTTTCTTTATTAGCTCTTTCATCAACTACTGTTTTTTTATAAGAATCTAATTGTGCTTTTTGTTGAGGAGATAAATTGTCTTTAACCATTTTTCCTAATTGAGCTTTAATGATTTTCTTTTTTTTCATATGATTCTCCTAATAATATTTATATTCTTTTGGTGGACGCTCTTCTTCCACATAATCCATGTATGTGCTAATAAAGCTACCTCGGCGATATCTTAACACGGCTTGAGTGGTACTGTCCACATAATCGTCATATTGACCGTGGGGAAATGCAGCACATTCCTCAATAACATCTGTTGCAAATTTTTCACCCTCTGGGTAATAAACATTACCTGCTTCAAATACTGGAGCACATGCATTGATTCTAGTGAACTTATCATTTCCTTTATTAGGACTAAAATCTACAGCAGGTATACCGGCGCTTCTAAACTCTTGTAGTAATGGCTGACCAGAAGCTTTGGCTTCAATAAGTACTGTGTCAGGTTGCCAGTATTTATATTGTTCAAATGCTATGTTCTTCAACTCAGGGAAATCAAACTTACCCTTAATAGCATCTAGTAATATCATTGCATAGGGTTGATCTTCTTTAGGTTGAAATATACCCCACGTAGTAATAGCAGAGTAATCGGCAGTTTCCTTTTTACTAAACGCCGTATCATAACTTTGTATTACATGATGTAAATTTGGTATGTCTTCAAACTTCCATGGCTTCCACCATTCTCGTTTTATAATTGCACCTTCCTCAGATGTAGGATTCTGCATGTATTGAGCAGACCAGTTCCTAATACTTAATGAAGCTTTTACCTTTTCTAATTCTTCTAGGTTCCAATACTCTGGCCAAACTGGTTTACCTGAATCTAAAATTGCTGGAAATGAAATTAGTTTCCACTTGTCTGCTTTAGGTTCAGACTGAGCCTTGATCAGTCTACCGGTTAAATCATCTTCAGCCCACCTGGTCATAACTAACAAGATGGAACCACCTGGTTGTAAACGTTGTCTGGGTCCTGATAAATACCACTCATAGGTTCTCTCCATAGCGGTATTGGATAATGAGTCTTGTTCAGTGTGGGGGTCGTCAATAATTAATAAATCCGCACCACGGCCCGTGATGGAACCACCAACACCCGCAGCATAATACTCACCACCGTGATTTGTTTCCCAACGTCCTTTTGCTTTAGAATCTTCTCTGAGCCTCACATCACCAAATATTTTTTTATATTCTGGTGAATCAATTAAGTTACGAACCTTACTACCAAACCTTCCAGATAACTCAGCGTTGTGAGATACCTGCATTAATTTCATTTTAGGATACTTACCTATAATCCAAGCAGGAAAGTACACGGACGCAAATTCAGATTTAGTATGTCTAGGGGGCATGTTTATTACGAGCCTCCCTTTTTTCTCATTTGCTATACGAGTGAATTCATTAGCAATTATCTGATGGTGTCCCCATCGGGTCCTATCTGTTTCTTTACGAAAGATAAAGTCCGGCCACATCTCTTTAACAAAATATAAAAAATTATCCTGACACAGCTTAATGTGTTGGATCCATACGCGCTCAACTTTCTCGCGTAATTGATCTGTGGTTAATAGGTCAAGATTAGAAATGTTAGGTTCCATAATGAAATCAACTGTACTGTATGTATAAGTCCTGCACAATAGTCTCTAGAAAAGCTACTCGTTTTTTTAAAAATTCCCGTAAAAGTTGTACAATCATAAGTTGTATTGTGGCTTGGTTATGAGCCTCAACGGCACAACCTACACGGGTCACGGGTCTATTATGTAAGATTATATAACATAATACCATAAGTGATAAATAAACGTTATCGGAATTATATTAAGGGAATTTTTAATAAAACGAGTAGCTTTTCTAG